GGCGAGGAGATCGAGCACCCGTCGACGGAACTCTGGCGGATAACCGCGTCTTCCCATGTCTGCCTCCTATCGAGGACAGCAGCATGATCTCCAGCTATCTCACTCCACGAAAGGCGGGGCATACCAAGTGCTGGGGGTCCGTGCGGAAGCGCGCGCTCGATCGCTTCACGAGCGCGATGGCGACCTTCGTCAGCCGCTGCAGGAAACGTGACTTAGGCATGGGCGAACTTGCAGCCATGCGTACCAGTCATGACTCCGTCTCAACCGCCGAGGACCTGTTCCTCGATGTCGGTTCGTCCGTCTACTCCGGGTACCTGGCTCGCCTGGTCGAGCGAGGCCAGCAGGACTTCGATGGGCTGATGTGGGAGGCCGTCAGGGGGCTCCGGGGCGGCAATTCGCGGTTCGCTCGCGACCGGGGACGAGAGCAGGGCGACCTGTCCAGAGTCAGATTCGTGATGATCGACGAGTTCCAGGACTTCTCGCAGATGTTCTTCGGAATAGTGGCGGGGATCCGACAGGCCAGTCCGACCGCGAGCTTCTTCTGCGTTGGCGACGACTGGCAGGCGATCAACGGATTCGCCGGGGCTGAGCTTCGCTACTTCGCCAACTTCCCCGAGTACTTCCGAGACACGTCGCAGCGAGATATCCGCAGGAACTACCGGTCGGCTGCGAGAGTGGTTGACGTGGGTAATGCCCTCATGGACGGCAGGGGCCCGACTGCCATCGCCGCTCGACCCGACACAGGTGAGGTATGGGTGTGCGAGATGGATCGATTCGACGCCTCGCCAGGAGAACTTCAACGCCACGGCCGGGACGAGATCACCCCCGCTGTCCTCCGCCTCGTTCGTCGCTTCCTCGACCAAGGACACGAGGTGGCATTGCTTTCTCGGAGGCATGCCGTCCCGTGGTTCGTCCAGTATCCGACTGCGGCTCGCAACGGCACTGACGGGCTCGAGCGCTTCGCGGAACGCCTACGGTCCTTCCTGCCGGACGTGGATCATGACCGCCTGGTCGCATCGACGACCCACGGATACAAAGGGCTGGAGAGGCCTGCGGTCATCGTGCTCGACGCTTTGCAGGGCTCGTATCCACTTGTCCATCCTGCTTGGGCCTTCCTGAGGATCTTCGGCGACAGCGTCGATCAGATCATCGAGGACGAACGGCGACTCTTCTACGTGGCCGTCACAAGGGCGAAGGAAGTGCTGGCCTTGGTGACCGAGAGACGACGCCTGAGCCCGTACTTGTACGACATACGACAGCACGCGTTGCGGCTGGACTGGGGACAGCTGCGGCCGGTCGCGTCGCTTGACGGTCCCCGTGTCGAGGTCCGGGTGTATCGCGCATATGAGGTCCGGGAGCAACTCAAAGATCTCGAATACACCTTCAACGGCAACGGCAGCTACTGGTCCCGGGTAGTCATGGCCGATGGCTTCTCATTCGAAGCGCTCATCGGTGAACCCTGGGCGGGCGCGGAGCTGGTCGTGAAGGTGTACTCGGACTCCGGCGACCTGCTCCACTCGTGGCCCAAGTCATAGGGCTGTTGGGCAGTCGGCCGCACCGGTGCATATGGCACCAGGAGCAGCAGATGGGCCGGATGCGCACGATGTGCTCATAGTGTGGGGCGCGGACCGTGCCACATGTGCCCGCTGGCTCTAGAAGTAGGGCTTATGTCTGACGTTGGCGGACCGGGAACAGTCCGCGACCACGAGCCAGGGAATGACCCGGGCGCCGGTGATGAGGCCGAGGACATAGCAGGCCGTCCCGTAGGCGGCGAGCAGGAGCAGCCCGTCAGGCATCATCGGGCGCAAAGCGCCGGCCGGGCGGGGGCGCCGGCCCGAACGGGTCGACCGTGGTCGCGATGTCGACCAGCAGCGCCTGCAGCCCCTCGGGCGACTTGACCTTGCCGAGCGCATTGGTCATGCCCGTGACGCCCGCGGTCGCATCCACCCCCGCCGCGTTGAACAGGTTGATGAGTTCGGTGCCCTGCTGCCAATCCATGTTGGCGGCCTGGAGGACGGGCGCGAGCTTGGCGAGGACGTCCTGCGAGTCGGTGATGCTGCCGCCATAGGTCTGCTGGCCCGCGATGAGGGTGTCCATGATCCCGCCGGTGTCGGCGGCGGTGAGGTTCCAGGCGTCGAGGATGTCATCGAACGCGAGGACCGCGTCGGCCCCCTGGCCCGTTGCGCGCTCGTACCGCAGGAACGAGTCGAGGCTCCCGTCCGCGGCCTCGCCCGTCAGACCCAGGTCGGTCCGGATGCGGGTGGCGGAGGATGCGATGTCGTCCATGGAGACGAGACTCGACCCCGCCGCTGCATTGACGACGTCGGCGAAGTGGCGCGCCTCGTCCGCGGATGCACCGGTGTCGGCCTGGAAGCGCGCTGCCCGGTCCTCCATCTCGAGGGCCCCCTTGGCCGCGAGCCCGAGGCCGCCGCCGATGAGCGCGCCGGTCACCTTCATGGCGGTGCCCGCCCCGGTGGACAGGCCACCGATGGACTTCTCCGCCCGCGCGACGCCCTGCTCCACGCCGCTGGCGTCGAGGCCGAGCTTGATGAGCAGCGACGCGAGGGTGCCGGGCATCAGGCGCACCCGGCGGGTCGGACCACGGTCTGTACCATGACCCTCGTCCCCCGATCCCCGAGACAGGAGAGATCCAGATGCGTCGCACCCTCGTCATCCTCGCCGCCCTGTTCCTGGCCGTCGTCCCGGCGCCGGTCCTCGGGCAGTCTCCCGCGCCGGCGGGGCCGACGTCCTTCCAGATCGCGCCGGGCGTCGTCGCGGAGTTGCTGGCATCCACGGGGAAGGACCCCGCCGCCGTCCGGTTCCGCTTCGCGCCGGGCTCGGCGGTCGACCTCCCGGGGAACCAGGGTGTGTCCGTCGCCGGGATCGAGTCCGGCGGCCTCGTCGTGACGACAACCGTCGACCTGGCCGTGACCGATGCGTCCGGCTCGGCGAGGACCGCTCCCGCCGGGACCGCGGACACGATGGAGCAGGGCGACTACTTCCTCATCCCTCCGCAGGCTCCCGGCCACGTCGAGAACCACGGCACGAGCGAGGCGACGATGGTCGTCGCGTTCCTCCCCGTCCAGGGTCCGGCCCCGGAGGCGTCCGCATCGCCGCATGGCTGACGTAGGCATCACCGCCTCTTGACCCCGCCGAACGCCGCCATGGCGGCATCGATCCGCGGGCGGGGGTCGTCCCGCCCGGGCTCCGGCCGCGGACCCCACTGGGGCAGGAAGTCGTCGGGTGTCCAGGGTGTCCGGCGCTGCTTCGGGTCGCGGTTGACATTGGCGATGAGCGCCAGCAGCTGGGCCATGCGGGCGTCGTCCGCCTCCGCCCCGAACGGTTCCAGACGGGCATAGGCCAGCCACTCGGTGAACTCCTGCGAACTCACCGCACGCTGGCAGGCGGCGACCGACCGATGTCCGAGCGCCAGCGTCAGTCGGAACCAGAACCGACGCTCGGGTCGTTTCCCAGTGCGACCGTAAGCTCATCGACCTCGTCCTCCGCCAGACCTGAGAGACGCTGTGCGACTCGGAACACCCGCTGGAGTGCCGCCGCGTTCTTGGAGCCGAGCGCCTCGACCTGGCCATCGGTGAAGACGCGGCTGTCGTCGGCCTTGCGTACCGAGGCCGCGACGAGCTTCGCGCGCATGTTGCGCAGGTTGACCTCGCGGCTCTTGCCCCGGTTCTCGAGCAGCGACACTTCGAACGCGTCGCGCTCGGTCCCCGTCAGCGAGCGGACCCGGAGGCGGAAACCCCACTCGGGCACCTCGATGACCTCGTCCTGGAGGTCCGACTGGTCGAGGACCGCGGCTGCGTCCTCGAGGAGCGGCAGCTCCATCGTCTTGGTGCCCATCAGGGTGCCGGCGGCGCGAACACGGGGGCGCCGGACGGCCGCAGGGTCACGTCCGCCGAGAGATGCCCGTCGACCGGGGCGCTGTTGGAGAACCCGGTGACGTAGGCCGAGAACGTCCACGTCGAGCCGTCGGGGTAGGTCAGGACGTAGCTGTCCAGCGAGCGGTCCGCCCACGCCGCGAGCAACCCCGTGTCGTTGTCGTGGGAGGGGTCGGATGGCAGGAACACGAGCGGGAAGGTCATCTCGCCGGTGCGTTTTATGGTCGGGATGAACTCCTCGACCCCATCGGGCGAGTCGTGGTTGGTGATCTCGTCGGTGTCGGTGGACAGGTCCGGTCCACTGATGTCCTGGACCTGCGCGATGTGCTGGAGCCCACGCGCGAGCGTGGTCCCCAGGGTGCCGATGGCTTCGCTCACGGGTGTTGCCTCCTAGGATTGCGGGGACGGCTCGAGTGGTGTGGGTGGGGAGTGCTGATGGACGTCTCGGGTGCGATCGCGGTCACGCTGGTGGCCGACTTCGACGCCTGGTTGCGCGAAGAGGGACCGAGCGAGCACGAGGTGGTCGTGGCCATCGTCAAGCGCTCGACCGGACGCGCCACGGTGGGCCTGCCGGACCTCCAGGAGGTCGCCACGTGCCATTGCTGGGTGGACACCCAGGCCCAGCGGATCGACGAGGAGTGGTATGCGATCCGGTTCGTCCCGAGGCGGTCCGGGTCGACGTGGGGGCCGAAGAACCGGGCCATGGCGAGGCGCCTGTTGGCCGAGGATCGGATGACCGAGCGAGGGCTCGCGACGCTGCCCTGTGGCCGACGAAGAACCGCGGGTCATGGGGCAGCAGCCGGCGGTCCGGCAGGTGCAGGATGCCGTTAGCGGTGACCACCAGGTCGTGCGGGTCGGGCAGCCCCTCCCCCGCGAGCCAGGCCGGCGGCTGGACCGTCGGCGGAAGATGCGTGACCGCCGCGAGCGCCTCGAGCACGTTGGCGACCTTGGACTTCGTCGGGTCCCAGGGACGGAGTTCGATGCCGAACTTGGTCTCTACCTCGTAGATCGCATGCTCGAGGTAGGCATAGGTCTCCGCCCTGACCGTGGCCGCATCACGTTCAGGCCAGCAGCGGCCGTCCCAGGCGCAGTACCCGCCCCGCCAGGCCCGGATGACGGGCAGGCCGTCGGCGCCCGTGAACCGGTCGGCGACGAGCTTCCGGGCCACGGCCATCGGCGAGGGGGGCTGCGGCACCACGACCTGGACCACCACTGCGGGTGAGGCTTCAGCGGGGCGGGCCTCCGCGATGAGCCGACGGGCATGATCGGGAGCGGCATCGGCGGCATCCCAGCCCGTTGGTATATCCGATGGGGGCGTGACCCAGACCATGGATCGGGCGATGCCGTCCAGCTCGGCCGCGATGCGCGTCATGTGCTGCCGGCCGGGACCATCCCCATCCGGCCACAGCACCACATCGAGCCCGGACAAGGCGAGCAGCGCGTCGCGGCACGGGATGGTGGCCGCGCCCGTGACGGTGCCGACGACCGAGATGTCCAGATCATGGAGCGCGTCCGCAGCCCTCTCGCCCTCCACGATCACGGCCCTATCCGACCCGCTCGAAACGAGGTCGTCGATGCGGTACAGGGCGAAGGACGTGGGCGAGACGCCGCGCAGGCCCTTGCGGCCGTCACGTTTCCACCACAGGCGCTTGGTGCCATCGGCGTGATCGAGCCGGACATGCTCGATGCACTCGGCGGATAGGCTCCCGTCGGCCATCCGCACCCGGTACCGGGTCTCGCGACCCGGGGCGGAGCCACGGGCAGGGCGAGGATCGGTGCGCGGGTACAGGTCCGCCATGCGCAGCCCCACGGCACCCACGACCGCCTCCTGTGCGCACCCCGCGTGGCAGTTCACCAGGGCCCGGCCGTCGTCGCCCGTGCCCACCGACAGGCTCGCGTGCCGGTCCTCGTGCGCTGGGCAGCGCGCCACCCAGCCGTCTCCGGAGGGCCGGACGCCGTCGAGCAGGTCGAGCAGCCGCCTCACCGGGTCGTCGGTGGGGTCGGTCCCGGGGTGCGTCACCCCTCGCGCACCGCGCCAGCGACGTACTCCTCGAGATCAGCCGGCCGCACCCGCACGGCGCGACCGCTGCGCACCGAGCGGATCTGGCCGTAGGCGACGAGCTTCCACGCCATCGACTTCGAGATCGAGAGTCGCTGCGCCACCTCGTCGAGCCGCAGGAGGCGCCCGTCCGCACCGTCCACCACGTTCATGGCCTTGCCTCCTGTCACACCGTGTGCGATGATGTCCACTGTTCCCTGCCAACTGCCCGGGACCACTAGACGGATGGTATCGTAGGTCGATGTCCCGCGCAACACCGAATCATTCAGGGACACCTGAGATGACGGTCCCATGAGCCAGCGCCCGCGTCTCGCCGGTGACGGTCGCCTGCTGGTGCCGTCCAAGGTCGCGTTCGACCACCACGGGTTCCTTCACGGGCGCCTGTCCGACCGCACCATCGACCCCTTCGACTGGACCGAGGATCGGCTGCTGCTCGCCGAGTCGTTCGCGCGCCTCGACCTCGCTGACCGTGCCGCGTCGAAGCGCTGGTTCGTCCAGCACGGGGTCATCGACCGTGCCGCCTTCGTGGGGCCCCCCTCGGAGGTCATCAGCGACGACTGGCTGCCCGAGCGAGGACCCGAGGAGCTGACGGACCACCGCGGCGACATCGAGATCGAGCAGCACAACGTCTTGTGGCACCTGGCCACGCTGGCGCGCCTGAGCGAGCGACGGTCGACACGGGAGTGGGATCCCGCCTGGGGACAGCTGGTCGTCGACGGTCCTGGCGGCGGTCTCATCGTCGGGGGGCCTGACGCTGGCGCGAGGCACACGCTGCCGACGACCATCGACGTGCTCCGCCGCCAGTTCGCGAACGACCCGAGTCGCCAGCGCGAGGCGGACGAGGCCGAGCGCCTGCGTGCTTTGACCGACGACTGGCCGGTCGTCGAGGTCGGGGAGTTCCTGTGGTATGAGTCCTGGGACCGCGACGAGGACGGACCCGACGGCCCCCTGCCATCGAGCGCTGAGGACAAGGCCCGGGTCCTCGGCTCCACGTGGGACCAGGCCGTGGCCCTCGAGCGCCTCCTGATCGTCCCCTACGTGGCTCGCGCGGTCGAGCGCCGGTTCACGGTCCCATTCGAATCCCAGGACGTGGGCGGGAGCACTCGCTCGGTGCTCGTGCCGCGCGAGGAACGCGTCTGGCAGTCGATCCTGGCGCCGATCTACCTCCAGCTGTTCGAAGCGCTGCGACGCATCACCGAGGGCGAGCCGGGTGCCGCCATCTGCCGCGAATGCGGGCGCCCGTTCCTGGTGCTCGATGCACGGCGTCGCTTCTTCTGCAACGAGCGGGAGCGGTTCCGCCACTCGAAACGCGAGCAGCGGCGGCGCGTCGAGGTCCACGACTCGGCTACGGCGACCATGGAGATCACGGTCCGGAGGCGACCGTCGTGACCCGGCGCGGCCCCAACGAGGGCTCCCTCCACGAGCGGTGGGACGGTCGGTGGGCGGGCAGCGTCCAGATCGGCTATGTGGACGGCAAGCGCGTCCGCAAGCACGTCATGGGCCACTCCCGCACCGAGGTCAAGGAGAAGATGGCCGCGGTGCTGCGCGCCCACGAGGAGAAGCGCCCGATCCCCGACCAGCGCGAGAGGGTCGGGCCCTTCCTCCGCCGCTGGCTGGACGAGGTGGCCAGGCCGACGCTGCGCGCCTCGACGTACAGCAGCTACGACGACATCCTGGTCGGGCACCTCATCCCGGGCCTGGGCAGGATCGCGCTCGCCAAGCTGACCCCGGCCGAGATCCAGACGTTCCTCAACCGCAAGCTGGAGAGCGGGCTGTCACCCCGCCGAGTGCAGTACATCCACGCGGTCCTGCGCCGGGCCCTGGTCACCGCCGAGAAGTGGGGAATGGTCAGCCGCAACGTGGCGAAGCTGGTCGACCCGCCGCGGGTTCCGAAGCACGAGATCTCGCCGCTCACGCCCGAGCAGGCACGCCAGTTGATCGAGGCGTCGGTCGACGACCGCCATCGCGCGCTGTACGTGACGGCGCTCGGCACGGGGCTCCGGCAGGGGGAGCTGCTGGGTCTGCGGTGGGAGGACGTCGACCTGGAAGCCGGGAGGCTACGGGTCCGCCACACGCTGGCTAACGTCAAAGGGCAGCTCACGCTGCTCGAGCCCAAGACCGACCGCAGCCGACGCACCGTGATGCTGGCGGATGCAGTGGTGACCGCTCTCCGGGCGCACCGGACCCGGCAGCGGATGGAGCGGCTCGTCTCAGGCTCCCGCTGGGTGGACAGCTGTCACGTGTTCACCACGATGCATGGCACGCCGTACCACGCGGCGACCATCACCCGGGCCTTCCAGGCGGTGCTCGAGCGGGCCGGCCTGCCTCGGTCGCGGTTCCACGACCTGCGTCACGCGGCGGCGACGTTCTTGCTCGCGCAAGGCATGACGCTCGAGGACGTGAAGCAGCTCCTCGGGCACAGCTCCATCACGCTGACGTCGAACACCTACGGGCACATCCTTGAGCAGCGGCAAGTGGCGCGCGCGATGGACGCGGTGCTGGGCGGGTAGGCGACGCGCCTACGCATCGCAGGTCGGCCTGGCCCCGGCCCCTGACGAGCCGGAGCCAGGCCCCCGGCTTCAGCGCGGCATCGTGATCTTGAACACCCACGGTCCCTTGATCCGGATGCGCTTCGCCGGGTACCCCGGGTCCGAGGTCAACTCATCGATGCGGAGCGTCCAGTCTCCGGCCGGGTCGTCGCTGCCCGGCTCCCAGCCGATGTCCGCTTGGTTGCCGTTCGTACCGCCGCCCCCAGAGTAGAACCGCTCGCCGCGGTGCTCCAGCCGTCCCGTCGCCGACCAGACGTCGTCAAGAGAGCGGCGAAGGGGGTCGCCGCTCCAGTGCAGGAAAGCGATGACCGAGGTGGGTGAGACCGCCAGGCGATCGAGGGTGATCGTGACACCCGAGGCAGCATCGGCCACCGAGCCGGTCCAGGTCGAGCCGCCCGCGTTGGCCAAGGTGAACGAGAACCGCCACGGTCCATCGATCCTCCTGGGATTCGGCCCTGGGCCGTGGCATGCAGCGGCCGCTGGCGGATCCGCCGCCGTGCCACCCCGGAGCGATGGCTCGGGCCGGAGGGGAGTGGCCACAGGTGCTCCCGGAGCACACAGATACGGGATGTCCAGCTCGAGCCTGGCCCGGTCGCCGATGCCACGCGGGGTCGAGAAGTTCAGCACCGCGGCTGAGCCGCGCTTGCTGGGCACCTGGTAGACGCCGCCGCCGCGGGCATCCCGACCATCGACATGGAGATCGGCCTTGGCGTAGTGGTAGCCCTCCATGGTCAATCCGATGACCACCCGGGCATCGTCCATGTAGGCGCTGTCCACGCCTACGGTCACGCCCCGGACCGTCTGGCTCAAGCCGAGTGGCTTGGCGCGCGACCAGGCCAGCTCCCACGCAGGGGTCGAGTCCCGGAACACCCGGTCGATGAGGCTCACCCCACCCGCGGCCACGGTCACCATCGCCACGATCGCGATGAGCGCCACGCCGCGCGACCTGCGCAGCCGCGGCAGCGCCGGGAGACCGATCCGGCGCGCCGGCGGCGCGGCCATGGCGGCAGTGACACGCGCATCCATGTGAACCAGGGCAGCGGTCGTCGGGAAGGCGCCGAGCGCGGTCGTCAGGGCGCTATCGAGGTCCAGGTCAGTCGTCGTCACGGAGTGCCTCCTTGAGGGTGTCGAGGCCGCGCTCGATGAGTTTCTGGACCGCGTCTGGGCTCTTGCCCAGGACACGGCCGATCTCGGCGCTGGTGAGCCCGGCGGTGTATCGGAGCGCGATCGCGTCGCGGGTCGGTGCGGGCAACCGCGCCAGCGATTGAGTCAGCTCGGCCGCGAGCTGGCCACCATCCCCAGGTGATGGGATCTCCGAGACCTCGTCGAGGGAGGTCAGCTGGGTCGATCGGCGGCGGTCGTTGAGGTAGGTATTGCGGGCGATCCGCAGCAGCCAGGCGCCGAGGCCGCCGCCGCTGCCCCTGTAGCTGCGAAGCGACCGGAGCGCCCGCTCGAAGGTCGTCGCGGCCAGGTCTGCGGCGGAATCGTCGTCGAGCCCGAGCGCACGCAGGTAGCGATAGACCGGCAACCGGTATCGCTCGTAGATGGTCGCGAACCGGGAGCGGTCCAAGATCGCGTCCGCCACGAGCTGGGCATCGTCGGGAAAATGCTCACGTCCGGCCACCATGCCGGCCGCGGTCGTCACCTCGTCCACATCCGCAGTGTCTCCCGTGCCACGGTGCCCTGGCAGGGCATCGCTACATGGATGACACGCGGGGACGGTCGATCCGGACATCCGCGCGAAAGGATCTGCCAGGCCGCCGTACCTCCGGCGCCCATGGACGAGTCACGAACGTCGTCCCTGCGACACGGTCCCGATGGGTTCCCAGGTGCTTGAGCCGAGGCAGCGGGAGATGGGGACAGCAGCCCCTAGTTGTCCATCCTGGCCGCGGCCTCGCCTACCGCCGAAGCCAAGCTAGTCTGCGGTGCCCCCGTCGACGAAGGTCTCGTCGCAAGCTGCTGATGAGGTAGTCCCCGAAGCCGAGGTTCTCGAGCCGAACGATGTAGTCAGCCGACAACTCTTGAGGAGCTGCTCCGACGTTGTGCACCACGAGCAGGTGCTCGCGCATGGGGCTGCGCACCGTCAGTTCTGCGCCGGAAGCTTGGGCCTTCGCGGCATGTCGGGAGAGGCGGCGCCTGTCAGCGCGGCTCGTCATCGGCGCGTGGGTGCTCATTCGGGCGGAGTATGGTCGGTAGCAGCCATGTCTGCCTAGTCCCCGCGCAAGAGGGACTGTATCGCGCCTGTCGACCGGCGCACGCCCGACCGATTGGCAGCAGATCGCATGGTCTCGGTCATCCCTTTCCGGGTGCACCCGACGGTGGCTATGCCGATCAGCTTGCCCCTATCTGAGAACAGGGGCACCACGAAGACGCTCCAGTACTGCTCCACGAGGCAGAACTCCTCATGTGTGAGGTGGAGCCGCTCATCCGGGGGCAAGGCATCGAACGCCTCAGCGCCGTCCTTGAGCTTTGCTTGCTGTGGCTCGAGGTCAACGACTCCTCCTTTACGACGAGACCAGCCAAGACCGACCGCGCCCTTGTCCTTCACCCAGCGGATGCCTGACGAAGCCACCTGCGGGTCCATCTTGAAGATCCCGACCCGCTCGAGATGCGCGTCTCGCATGAACGGACGCCGGACGCGCCACACATGCGCGGCGAGTGCGTCCACAGGCAGCTTCGACCCTTCGCAGAAGCCCAGGGTCAGATCCTGCGCCAGTTCGTTGAAGGCCTTGGTCCGCTGGACAGCTCGAATCTTGTGAAGCAGGTAGAGCGCGCCGAAGGCCGTGGCGGTTCCAGCCAACGTCCCGCAGACCACGATTGCCCAATGCAACTCGCCGGCAATCCCGGTGGTCCAGAAGTTGGTGTCCGGGATGCCCTTTGCCTCAAGGGTAACCTGACCCGCATATGCGATGGCTACGACTGCGGCCAACTGACCCAAGAACCTGAGGAGCCCGCGAGCAGTTGGATGGGAGTCGAGCAAGTACAGACTCATTCCGGTGGCGAGGTTGGATCGGAGGTGGAGCGAAATCGTATCCAAGTTGTCGCGCGTCAGGCGGACCCTTCCGTCCACCCGGTCCTATACCGGGCCGCCACGTCCATGGAGTTCGTTCGCCGTGGCTGGCAGCGTGGCTGGCAGTGGCCAGCAGAAGCTAGCACTGCACCACTGATACCTAGGTATCCATCGCCATCTACGAGCAAATACTGGTGAGCCGGCTGGGATTCGAACCCAGGACACGAGGATTAAAAGTCCGCCTGTCCGCCGTCCATGGCGTGGTGTGAGGCCAGTCTGCGTACGTTTCCCGCGCGGCTGTCGTCCACAGGGTCCATCAGGTGGTGTGGAGACTGTTGGCCGTGGCTGGCAGCCTGGCTGGCAAGGTGGTCAAACGGATCAAGTGTTGCTGCCCTGCCGAAGCAAGACCGCCACTCACCCCGGCCGGTCGTCGGTGTATGCAGCTCCGGCAGCACCTCATCGGCGCCTGTCATCTAGGGCTTTCTTAGTGGCAATTGCGGTGGCGGTTGCGATCCCGCCTACCATCACTGACAGGAGCACCACCACTACAACGCTAGCCTTCCCTTGCAATGCGCCGGCCACCAGGACCAAGGCGGACACCGTACCCCCAATGAAGACCTCAGCTGCGTGTTCGGGCAGCCGGCCTGCGCGCGACCGTCGCCTGAGGGCAGGCGCAACAGTCAACCACGAGCCGACCACCAAAACGATAGCGACGACAGAGATGATTGAGTTCATGGTCAGAAGGGTAGCCATCGGAATTGAATATCCGTGCAACTCGAACTACCAGAGTCAAGCGCAAGGCCAGTAAAGCCAAAGGTCAGACTTGCGGCCAGGAGGTCCAAAGGCACCAGTACGAGTTCCGCAGGCGGAAACGCCAAGGCAACGAATGTCGCCTCACCCAAGGCGCCGTCAATGCCGCCCATACCCGCAATCCCAATGACACCCGCAATTCCGGCGCCCGTGCAAGAGTTCTCGATATACATCGTGAAATTCTGGCGTGGAAGCCGCCGGAAGTAGAACGATATCCGCTGTGCTTGGATACCCCTGAGATAGGCCCTATAGCTGAGGTGGTTGCGGACATATGCCACACCCAGCGCGTGGCGCCATGCTACCTTACCCACGGTGACCCTGGACTTGCCATTCGGGTCACTGCCATCCACGGGAGCACCCTCAGCATAGGCAAAAAGTTGCCTCGAGTCCGGATTGACAGGCTCACCTAGCAATCCGTCCTCGCTGATGAAGCGCCCGAGGCCGGGCGCATACCAGCGCGTAACGGCCCACGAGATGCCGGTGGCGGTGTCGTTCCAGGAGCCTTGGAAGCGCCAGTCGGGCAGGCTGGCGCCCGACGCGGCGGCAATGTTGCCCCAGGGGTCGTATCGCAAGGTTGCCACGACGGCGCCCGAGCCGTCGGCGAGCCAAGTGACGTCCCCATGGCCGTTGGTGCCGCAATAGCGGGGGTTTGAGTTCGAACCGGTCCACGTGGCCAGTCGTTCACCTGCCCAGCCGTTCCCCACCTTGATCTGACTGGTGCCGGTGGCGTTGTCCACGACCTCCGAGACCTGGGTGCTCGTGCCGCTGTAGCGGAACCGGATCGTCGAGCCCGACCGGGCCACGGTGCGCAGCCGGTCGAGCGCGTCGTAGGTGTAAGTGCTGATGAGTGCCGTGGTGGAGCTGTTGCGGACCTCCTTAAGGCGGCCGATGCTGTCCCACGCCATCGTCTGGCCGGGCTGGCTGGTCATTCGCCCGTCGAGGTCGTGGCTGTAGCCCGACGTCGTGATCCGGTCCGCCGCGTCGAAGGTCAGGGTGGTCGGCGACCCCGCGCCGATGGTCAGGCTGTCGCGGTTGAGGACCTTCTGCCAGCCGTATGCCTGATTGGTACTCGCACCGAGCGGGGACGTGTATCCGGTTAGCCGCCCGGGAGCGTCAGAACTCAGACCTGAGGTGCCGTTGGCCGGGTCCCCGGTGACAGTCGATGCCTCCGAGAGTCGCAGTCCGGCCCGGTTATATGTGTAGGTTAGAGAGGCGCGGGTCGGCGTGCCGCCGGAGCCGGTGGTGACTTTGGTCAGCAGTCTGCCGATGGTGTCGTAGCCGTCGGTCGTGACGTTGGAGTTGGGGTCGGTACGCGTGGAGACCTGTCCGTCGGCCCGGTACGTCGTCACGAACGCGCTGCCCGACAGGGGCAGCGTAGCGCTGGTCTCGCGGCCGACCTTGTCGAGCGCGAACGTCGAGCTGCCCGCGGCATCCGAGCGGGTCGGCGCCGTGAAGCTGTAGGTGGTGGCGGTGTGAGCGCTGCCGTCGTCGGGCGTCACATCGGTCGCTCGGTTCAGCCGGTCGAGCGTGGTGCCGATGGTGCCGGACGGGCCTTGGGCGCTGGTCAGGTTACCGTTGGCGTCGTAGCCGTAGGTCGTCGTGACGCCGTCCGCGACCCGGGTGAGCAACCGATTGGCGTTGTCATAGGTCCAGGTGATGGCGATCGCCGGTGTGCCGACCCGGTTGGCCTGGGTCAGGCGGTTGCCGCGCTTGTCGTAGGTCCAGTAGAGGGCGTTACCGAGGCCATCGGTCCGGCTCGTCATCCTACCCGCGCCATCGTATGCGTAGGACTGGGTGTCGCCCCGAGCGTCGATGGCCGATGCGAGGTTGCCGTTCGAATCGTAGGTGTAGCGCGTGGACAGGTCACTCGTGGTAGTCCCCGACACCGCTGTCGAGCACGGGTTGGCCAGCGCCTGGAGGTCCGTCGTCGCCGCCTCCAGCACGCGGCATAGTCGTGCGCCGCCGTCGTACGCATAGCGGGTCGTTAAGGTGTTGGTGGCACCTGATCCATCGGACGGCTTGGGCGTCGTCACCGCGACCTGGTTGCCGAGGTCGTCATACGAATAACTCGTCGTGATATTGGTGACCGCGTTGGCGGTCCCCGCGCCGGTGCACGTCGCCGGGTTCGATGGTGCCGTCGTCCCCGAGTCGGTGCAGTTCACGATCTGGGACGTCATCCGACCCTGGTCGTCATAGATGCGCCGAGTCACCACAAATGTCGTGCGGTCATCAGTCGGAGCCTTGGTGGCCACGTCCCGACCACGATCATCGAAGTAGTAGTAAGTGGTGAGGTTCTGGTCGGATACTGTGGCCGACGCGACGTAGTTTTCAGTCGTCCAGACGAGTCGATCCGACGCGTCGTACCCGTGGCGGGTCTCGCGACCGTTCGGCGCGACTTCGGACGTCTGGTTGCCGCGGGCGTCGTAGCTAAAGGAGGTGGTCAGGTTCCATGTGGCATCGGCCGTGCCGGCACCCGTGCAGGAATCCCAGACCGGCGGGATGGTCGTACCGGTCGTCGTGCAGTTTTGCACCGTCTTGACCAACCTGCCGCCAGCGTCATACCAGGACCGGGAGATGGTGCCGCGAGGATCCTTGGACGCGACGTCACCGGGGAGCCTCCCCGATCTGAGGTCCCCCCAGGTCAGCGACGCCGCTGCGACAGCCCTTTGCGGGCGTTGCAGGACGGACACAGGACGCCGGGCTGTCGGGGGAGTGGGTCGCCACCGAGCGCCAGCGGGTCGGGGTGGTCGCAGGCGAGTCCACCGGGAGCGACGGGATGCGCGAGCCGACGCCAGCCGGGGCACGTCCATCCGTGGCGGGCGACCCATGCCTCGATCGTCCGCCTGGCCAGGGGCCGCCAGGCCGCGGTGCGATACACCGGGTTCGAGGGCTTCCGCGCGAAGCGGCCGCCGAAGCCCGGGCGTCGCCCATGCACCGGGCAGAACGGACCAGGTGTGGTCGGATTGGGGCAGCGGACACCCGGGGTGGTCCAGCCGCGGCAGATGACGGTACGGGTCATCAGGCGGGTCGGAGACGTCGTCCGAGGGGTGGCGGAGGGGCATCCCGGCCAGCCTATCCGGGCGCGGTGCCCCTGCCTAGGGTGAGAGCGAACAGGTGTTCTGTTCCGATACAAACGTGAGGTTGGTGGACACCATGCCTTCACGGCAGGGTGCCTGCCGAGTGGGAAACGAACAGGCAGATAGTGGCCGGATGAAGTGTTCGCGCCCCGCACGCGGCGCACTTGCCACCCGTCGCGTAGCGGGACTGCACCAGGGTGCGCTCGCTGAAGGTGACAAGGGTCGACCCTCGACGCGACGGTCGGCTCGTGGCCCGAGCCGGGTTCGTCGCGCGCGTTGAGTCCATCCTCGCACGAAGAGGAGCCGACGGGTCATCGGAGGACCCGTCGGCTCGTGGTTGCGCTGACTACTCGTCGAGATTGGCGAAACCAGGGCACTCCTCGGTCTTGGGATCGGGGGTGCACTTCGTGTCTTGGCCCTCTCCAGTCCAGTTCGCCCCTTTGGGGATCTCCACCAGGAACCGCCCCGGTCCCTGGTGGGCAAGGCCGTCGTCGGAACGCTGGGAGCTGCCCACCGTGCCGAGTCCACCGCCCCCGACGGCCACCAGGACCGCCACTCCCAATGCGTACAACCAGTTCAAACCCATCTCACCACCTCAGAGTGTGTCGTCTGTCCATGGATCGGCCGTATCGAGATCGTTGAGCGACCCGTCGCCGTTGGTGTCGTTCTTGTTCTTGGTCGTGCACTTGTACCTGGATGGCGGGGTGCCCGAGTTCTGCACTACTACGCACGGGTCTGCGCCGCCCCACTTGTCCACCCAGAACCAGTCACCACCGCGACGGTACTGGGCGCGCATGTTGATGTCGCTCGTCGAGGTCGGCTTGTGGCCGAGCTGCGACTTCGTGTTGTTGGTTTCGGCACCCCACCAGCCAAGGTTGCCCGTGCTGCTTCCCCAGGTCCGCGCGCGGGTCGTGCACGTGTAGTCGTCACCCATCGTGATGTCGCGGATGCAGTAGCGCCAGATCGGATCGCCGCTGCTGTTGGTGTCGGACTCCACCTTGAAGCCGTACGTGCGACCGCCGACCGGGTCGTTGGGATACCAGCCGGCGTCGTACATGACGCCGCCAGTGTTGTCGTACTTCGTGAAGGCGAAGTGCTGCTTGTCGTCGTTCGGCCACAGGTTGGCGCACGCCGCATTGGCCTCGCAGCGCCCGTAGCCGACCTGGACGATGCAATAGCAGGCGTCCGTCTGCAGGTTCGCTGGCAGCACCCACGGCACATCGAAATTGACACCGAAGTCCGTGTGACCCGGGCTCGTGCATCCCGTCAGGTTGACGACGGTTGCGCGCCCGGCCACCGCCGAGATGCCGGGGCCGTACTTCTCGCGAAAGAACGCCCCGTACGAACTCTTGGCTGATCCGCTCGAGCAGGTGCCCACTGTCGACTGGGCAGACGCCGTGGGTGCGAGGCCCACTCCTGACACTGCCAGCAGGCCCGCCGCGGCCAGGATCGTGGCCCTCAGGCGACTGCGCCACCGAGACCAGAACGTGGAAGCTGGTCCATGCCATGCGTCCTCCTTGTTCAGGATCCCCCACGCCGGCGAATCTACACCCGAACCGTCATCCGTCAACCATGGTGTCGAAATCGAATCGAGCGGGCAATCCCGCGGTGCCGGACCGGGGTCATGACCTCGGGGAGGTTTCCGCACGTCCGGCAGCGGCCGCCTGGCGCAGACGGGTGCTGGAGCAGCGGCCGCTCGATGACTTCGACGGGTCGATGACGGGGGCGGCAGTGGCACGGGACCGGTGCCGGGCGGTCACTCAGTGAGGGACTTGAGCTTCACCAAGTCAAGGTAAATCAGATCCTCCGCCGCGGAGCCAAACTCGCCGGCCTGGTCCGTGTTCGGGCAGGCAGCTAGCACCGTGGCGCCCACATCCGCCATGCCTCTAGGTCGGAGACGTAATCCGTCAGCTCGGCCATGGCGTCGGTCACTCCGACGTCAGGTTGCCGTCATCCCACTCGACCTCGCCTCTGGCGCAGGCCCGCAGCTTCTTGACGCTGCGCAGCATGTTGCTCAGAGAGCGTTGTCATCCTCGACCACGGCACTGAAGTCCTCAGCCAGCTCCATCGCCAGCTCACGCCGCAGCCACCATGCAGCCTGGGCTGCGTTGCTGGCCCCGACCCGTGCCATCAATCGGGAGACGCGTTGCCGGCACGTCGACTCCGCGATGGCCATGACGCGGGCGGCCTCCTTGTGCGAGCCGGTCTCCAGATAGGCGAGCAGGGTCCGCAGTTCCCGTCGCACGACCGGCGTTGCCGAGTCTTCGGCCAGCGCACGAGCACAAGCAGGGTAGGCGGTCACGCCCCGGTCTCCCCGCCGACCGCGGCCAGCGCGACGGAGGCGACGGCATCGTCCCAGGGCTCCCCGGGATGCTCACCCAGCCGAGCATGCACGAGGGCCTCGAGGTCGGCGGGCGGCTCCACGGCCTGCGCCTGCCGGGCCGCGCCCGGAGCGGCTGCCTGGAGGGCTCGGTCGAGGAGGCCGACCTGGTAGGCGCGTCGGTATGCGCTGCCCAGACCAGCCGCGTCCGGGATGACCTTGGCGATGCCCTGCTCCGCGAGCCGGGACTCGATGAGGGACACCAGCTCGCCGCTCGTGAGCATGTTCAGCTCCACCC